CTACAGGCCTGTCACCCGGCTTTTTTATCGTATCTAAAATGCCCATTGGCATATCTCCTCTGTTTCAACGTGTTGACAAATGACAGCAGGTTGTGTGATTGTCAACACCACAATATTGAAAGAGGCATAAAAAATGGATTTGAACAATATCACGATGGAGCGCATAAGGGTGGCGCTCAATGACCGCAACCTCGCAAAGGTTGCTGTCTCTACTGGTCTACACGAGAATACCATTCGCTCTATCGCTGCGGGTAAAAACAATAATCCGCACATGACGACATATGAAAAGCTCGTGAAATATTTGTTTGGGAACCAAGAATAAAATGTCAAATCATCGCGACTTTTGGGAGGCGGGTTACCGCATCTTTGGGCTGCACCCCTTGACCAAGCAAAATAAATGCGGCTGCGGCAAGCATGATTGCAAGGCTGTCGGCAAGCACCCGATCATGTCTAATTGGACTTCGGTGCCTGAATGGTCCGAAGAGCAATTGGAAAGCTTCGAGGAAATGGACCACTTCGCCACGGGCTACGGTGTGTTGGTGAAGGGACTGATCGTCGTCGATGTTGACGCCCGTAATGGCGGTGTCGAATCATATGCGCAGTTGATCAAGGACTTCCCAGAAATCACCGGCGCAGGCCTGATCGTGGAGACAGGATCCGGCGGTGGATCGAAGCACCTGTACTTCAAAGCACCTGAGAATGTCGCCTTGGTGCAGCATTTGGATGCATACCCCGGTATTGATTGGAAATCGTCTGGATATATAGTCGGACCGGGGTCGCTGCATGCCAGTGGCAATCGCTACAAAATCGCTGTGGGATCGCCAAGTGATATCGACACCGCCCCAGCATCGCTGCTTGAACTGCTAAAGAAGCCAGAACGCTACCGCGCAACCTTTGAAAGCAAGACCGTCGATGTATCGTACAACCAACTTGGGGACATGCTCTCATACATCAACAACGCCGATCTCGACTACGATGTCTGGATCAAGATCGGCATGGCCCTACACCACGCATCCGCTGGTTCGGCCTACGACCTCTGGGAGGCTTGGTCCAGCACATCCAGTAAGCACGATGCCGCAGACATGGCCAAGAAGTGGCACAGTTTTGGTAAGTCAGCCAACCCCGTCACCCTCGGAACCCTCGTCTACTACGCTGAAGAGGGTGGCTGGAAGTGGCCGGTCACGTTCTCGACGAATGAGGTCATTGAAGAGGTAGAGCAGGACGAGATCGATATCAGCGGCATTGACCTGCGTCGCCCACCGGGCTTCGTCGGCGAGGTGGCTGAATGGATCGAGGATCAGGTTCGCTATAAGCGCGAGAACCTATCGGTCGGCGGTGCCTTGATCGCAATGGGCAACCTTATTGGCCTAAAGTATAACGATCCAATCGGCAGCGTGACGTCAAACCTGATCGGGTTCTGCGTTGCGGCGTCGGGCACCGGCAAGGACAGCGTCCTCGATGGCGTGGGCGAGATCATGACGGCTGTGGGTCTGAAGAAGGCCTGCTACGGCGCGATCAAGTCGGAGCAGGAAATGGTCCGCAATCTCGTTGAGCACCAGCCTACGTTCTACCTGATCGACGAGATCGGCTACCTGTTTACCAAGATCAAGTCGGCGCAAACCAAGGGCGGTGCAAACTACCTCGAAGGCATCATCGGCATTCTGATGTCTGTCTATTCCAAGGGTAATAGTTCGCTGATGGTCAGCGGCGATGTGCGCAAGGAAATCCGTAAGCAGTTGCTGGCCGAGATCACCCAGATCGACCGGCAGCTCGATGACGCTCCTGACAAGATCAAGGAAGCTAGGCGTGTCCAGCTGGAGCAGGCCTTGAAGTTCATCGAGGACGGCATTCGCAATCCCTTCCTGTCGATGATCGGGTTTACGACCAACACAAACTTTGATTCGACGGTCAACTTCGAGAACGCCACAAACGGTTTCATCGGTCGGTCGTTGTTGTTCATTGAGACCAAGTCGGTGCCCTACGAGAAGAAGCGGTTCAAGAAGCGCCCGATGCCAGATGAGATGAAGGCAACCCTGCAGCAGATCGCATCTGCAGGATCCTTTAGCATGATGCCAGAGGGGCGCATCGAGAACTATGGCTCCAAAGTGTCGGTTCCCTCGACAGACGACGCCGCGGTCCTTCTGGAGCGCTCCAGCGAGGCGCTGCATAATCTGGCCGAGGACGCCTCGGAGCGTAATGGGCTGGAGGCGCTGTATCTGCGCGGCAAGGAGCTTGTGGCAAAGATATCGTTCATCCTAGCGGCACCGGAAGGTTTGCGCACGGTGGAACATGTCCGCTGGGCCTATGCGATGGTGAAGAATGACATCGAGACCAAGGCCCGTATGGTGATCGGAAACGACCGCCAAAAGGAAGCGCCGGAGGACGCGTTGCTGTCACGGCTGGTTAACTTGATTGACCGCGAAGGCGAGACCTTTGGGGTTTTGGTCAACAAACTTAGGACATACAAGAAGGAGGATATTGAAAAGGGGCTGAAGAAGCTTGCAGATAAAGGATATCTAGTCGTCGAAGAAAGCATACACCCACGCAAAAAGATCAAAATTAAACGCTACAGGAAAGTTTAAATGAGTGACGATAGCTGGTATTTGAAAGCCCAGAAGCAATACGACGAATGGGCACGGGAAATGGTGGGCGTTGCTGCAACAGGCGAATCAATCCGCATTATGTTGCAGTTATTTGTGGGCCCACCACCAAAGGCTAATATGTGGGCGAAATTGTTTAAATTCTTCGTCGATAACGAGATGCTGAAGTGGACAGGCGAGTTCATGCCCACGCAGTCTGGAAAGAAATCATCAAAACTTTATGAGGTATTAAAATGATCGACAAGAATAAGAAGTACCGCACACGCGATGGTCGTGAGGTTCGGATTTATGCGACGGATGGGAATAGTATTTGGGCAGTTCATGGAGCCATTCTTGTGGAAGATGGTTGGTGGGCAATGTGTTGGGCAAAAGATGGTAAATTTATATGCGGTGGAGTTTATGATGGTTCACCTTCATCTGCTTCTGACCTCATTGAAGCGAATCCACCCAACAAAAAGTCATATTGGCTTAATGTGTATTTTGACCCCCTCTGTGATGACTTTTTTGAAACCAAAGAAGAAGCTGATAAAAGTGCCATGTCGCATTGCGTTGCTTGCGTAAAGATTGAAGTTGACTGTGAAGAAGGAAAGATATCATGACCCTAGACTTAAACGAGCACATGAAGAAGAAGACCCAAGAGAAGCATATCAAGGCCTATGACGCGATGGCCAAGGCCATGGATGGCCTGACGGTGGGCACCGTGCTGCACCTGACGTCTACCTTTGTCGCCAATGTCATGTCCCAGCTCGATGCTCCGGCGCGTATGCAGGCCGCAATGACGTTCTATGGCCAGATCGCCGAGGACAAGAGCGAGGCGGGGCCAGAGCAATGACTGATCATTATAAAACGCCTTCAGAGGCAGATTCCATGTGGTGTCCATTGTCATTTGCCGGAGAATATAAGTTATCATGCGCAAGCAAAAACTGCATGGCTTGGCGGTGGACAGATGAGGGAAGGAAATGGGTAAAAACAGAAGATGGTGAAGGTTATCGAAAAAGTACCGAAAGAACCCACGGCTATTGCGGGATGGTGCCACAATGAACGAACAGCAAATCTACATCGAGCGTATGTACAATGCCCGTACGTACCGCTCGATTGGTGAGGAATACGGCCTGACAGAGCAGGAGGCCTATCAGGCCTTCCGCCGCCAGCATAGGAAGGAAAGGCATAAACGCTTGGCGCTTACGTTCCCTGATGGCGTTCTGGTGGACCCAGACGGGATCGGCGAATTCGAGGACGAGTGGACCGTCGAAGAGATGTATAAAAATATGTTTGACACGGTTTATGATTCGTGAGACAACATCCTTGTTCACTAAATGGAGATATAACAAATGTTTTACATCGTACCAGCAGGCAAGAGCATCGACCACATCGTGGCTACGACCGAATCGTTTATGGCGGCTCGGTTCCACGTCAATTTCTTGAAAAAGACCCGCGACGAAGACCACGACATCGTCGAGATGCGGCGTTACCCATTCGACAACGTCAACGACCACACGGCCCTTCACGATGGCCCAGCGGAGAAGGCTATCGACCATAGCCTGTATATGTAATGGCTATCGGTAAGCGCGGACCGCGCAACCATGGTGGTGCAAGTGTTGGGGGTGTTGACCCCAACGGCAAGGTGCGCTTGGTTTCATCGAACCAAGCCAAGCGAGAGGCCAGCATCCGAGGGGATCTGGCTTCCATGAAACCGAAGGTGACCCTACCAAAATTTAGTTGGGATAAAAAAGATGACACTGATCAGATATGAATATGAACCAAACAACGTCTGGGCTTTATGGGAAGGCGATAATGGTGACAGGTGGTACGAGCACATCGTTATTAATGGGGAGGTACAGTGGTGATGGATATTGTTGAACGGTTGCGCCATGAAGATTGTTGTGATGCTGTGTATTGCAATTGTGATGAATCTGCCGACGAGATTGAACGGCTGCGGGAAGCGTTGCGGTTTTACGCAGAGTGGGGAATTGATGCTCCAGCAGTAGACGCGATCATTGAAAAAGATCGTGGCGACAAAGCCCGTGCCGCACTGAAGGAGGGGGAGTGATGCCTATCATTAAACAACATCTGCCGAATTTCGTTTCAATTGACCCCAAAGAAGCGGAGTTCGAAACGCTTGAAGACCTAATGAATGTGGAGTTTGTTAAAAAATGGACTGACAACCGTTGGGGAGACAAATTTCATCGCTTTAGCACCAGCTACGATCCTTGGTATGCGGAACATGGTTATGATGATTCTGTAACATTAATGGCCGAAATGGACGGCGGGAAAAAGTGGTATGTCATTGGTTATATTTATGGGTTATCGCCAGAAGAGATTGGTCTGCCTAAATGGAAAATGGTGAAGGAGGGTGAGTGATGTGTTTTCAATTTAAGGGAACTGCAAGCATAAGAAACCCCGTGATGTGGCGGATATTTAATAGAATTGGTAATTGGACACGCCGTACACGACCTAGATATCGCAAATACTGAAGGAGGGTGAGTGATGGAGAACCCATTTCGTAGAGTGTTTTTCCAGTGGGTAGGGTTATCCCCTAACGGCAATGGTTTGTTTTGCAGCGGACATCGGTTTAACGGTGGCGGGTACTTATATGGTGCATCGCCGTATCGGTACTGGCGGATTGGTCCTATTATGATCAAGAAATATATGTGAAGGAGGGTGAGTGATGTATGATATTGTAGAACGGTTGCGGGAATTTGAATCTGTAAAAGATTATTGGGGCGATTGGGAAATTGCTAAAGAAGCCGCCGATGAAATTGAAAGGCTACGCAGTCGCCTTGAGAAGCCAACATCGGCGATGCTGGAGGCAGGCAGGGCCGCGAACAGGCTGGTGGCAGATAACGCGCTTGGGTTGGCCTTCGTAGCGCCAGATGTAGCGTGGTCGGCGATGGCTAACCTTGTTTTATCGGAGGATAAATGATGAAAAACTGGACGTTAGCCAAGTGGCTAAAAGAGCTTGATGACCACGCCAAGAAGGATTTGTATTTTGAGATTAGCGGTTACGATGCGGGTCTTTTACGGGATCGGATCAACCGCCTGCAGGAAGAGAACGACCGCCAGAGGGAGAAAATTATGTTGCTCAATTCAGCACTGCAGACAAAGCATGAAATGATTCGCGTAAGGGAGACCCATAAATGAGACAGCCAACCCTATTGGAGCTGGTACGGGCACAGGCTCTGGCCCAGCAGCGCGGATATCTGGCGCGTGTCAAGAAGCTTGATAAGATCATCAAACGCATGGTAGCGTTAGCTTCCTCCTAGACTTGGGGCCGCTCGAAAGGGTGGCCCTATTTTTTTATCATGGTCGTGCATTTTTTTGTTTACATGGCATTTCGAATCATGCCATAAGAATGGGGCGGGACACGGTGTCCCCCAAGATGGAGATTGAAGATGCAAAATGTGTTTTATGTTTACCAAGACCAATATGGCTTTCGGATCGCGGTTAAGACCAACTACGGCACATGGGTCGAGCAGACATTCGCCGACAAAGCGCCGATCTTCAACACACAGATGGGCGCTTATGCCTACATTGCGGAGCACACGAAATGATCATTCCAACAGTTCACCTGAACGGCACTAGTGGCCAAGATCTGCTCGACCGAAACCAAGCAGTTCTTGATGCCCTGCTGGCCGTGCGCGAGGCTATGATGGCCGCAACGCCAAACGCCCGTGATTATTACCCGCAAGGCGAGGATGCCTTTGGTGAGGCCCGTGAGGCCTTTAGGAAGCAGTATCATATCATTGGTGACCTGATCCTCGATTTTGACGCTGTGATGATGGGCATCGACGAACAAATAAATTCGTAGGTCGTGCATTTTTTTGTTTGACATGGGTTTGGCGGTATGCAATAAAGATCAGGCGGGACACGGCGTCCCCCAAGATGGAGATGAAAATGACCAAGACCTACAATGTAGCAGATTACGCAACAGAGGCAGGCACACAGCTTGTTATCATCCTTGATCAAGAAAATATGGATGACGTTGGCCTCTGGGTCCAGTTCGTGAAACCTGATGGAAGCTACGACAATTATGGCGCACACCTTGCTTCACGGTGGCACCTGTCAAATCATCGCACCGCAGACCTTTTGGCATAAAGGGAGATTTAGATATGAATTACGACCAACGCCACGGCGGACCATATGATCGCGGATCGGCAGATGCTTATTACCGTCGGGATTTCGATCCGCATTATTTAGAGGGTTCCAAACGGATCCCTATCGAGGCAGGCACACCAGAATACGCCGCATATCGTGAAGGCTATCTGCAACAAGAAGATTTTAAGGATTGGGGTTGATCATGACCGAAGATGAAAAGACTTGCTACGCTGAAGGTGCCTACGCAGCCCGTACCGGCGAACTGTATGACAGCAACCCATACCCCGCCTACCATGAGTATCATAGCGACTGGGCTGCAGGCTGGATCGACGGCGCACAGCGGGTTTACACCGAGCTGAAGGTGACCCAGCGCGTTCTTGACAACATGGTCAATGAGCGTCGCGAACTGCAGGCCAAGTTGGAACAGGTAGAAGCCGAATATGACGCATTCGCAATTGAGATGGGGTATTGATCATGGCAAACGCAAAAACACGTACTGTCACCCTCCGCAGCATCATCACTAATGCCGCGTTCCGCAAGGGGTATGAGGAGGCCAAGAAAGGCCTCCCGCTGGCCGCTGACGGCTTTGATTACAAAACGGTGTGGCAGTACGAGCGCGGACGCCAGTTCGCCTTCTGCTACGACGGCAGGCTCAAGGAAGGCAATCGCGTCAGGATGGATGCGCTTATCGCCTTCCGTGGGGCCATAACCGCCGGGCACGTTCTTTAAGAGATACCCACCCCAGTGGTGTTCCCTGCAGCCGCGACAGTAACGGGCAAGCGTTGAAGGCGCTACAAGGGTCGGTTCCAGAACTGGGAATGGGTGTTGTTATGTAACTGGTGAAACCGACCAAACTGTCTAGGGGGCCGTTTAACGACGGCCCCCTTAGCTTTATGGGGCAGGGGCTATGGCTAGCACACACTCATGCGCATCCATTGTCTTAAGCCATGCCCCCCGTGCAGCATGGCAGCATTGTATTAACTTCCAATACGGACGTACAGCCGCTTGACCAAGCCAGAACACAAACCAGACAGGGCCGACTGGTCCGAGGGCCAACTTGTAAACAATCCTTACAAGTTGCGGCCCTCATCTTTGTACCGGAGCAGTGGGGTTGAACCCACATCGCCTGCCAGTAGGTGCAGGAACTTGCTTAGACGATGCCCCGAAAAACTGGTCCCCCCGGTAGTGTGCTGGGCAGGAACGTGCCGGGGAGTTCTTATTCCTCGTCTTCGCTATCGTCAAGCTCGACAAGCTCGTCTTCGCCGTCCTCGCCCTTTACAAGCACCAGAATAGGCTTGTTGAAGGCCTCGGTCATGTTGTCGTAGTCCTCGCAGAGCTCTTCGAAGCTGTCGCCAATGGCGCTGGCGTCTTCCTCTGACCAGAACTCGATGTCGCCTTCGCTGTCGTAGAAGACTTCACGGATGACGAAAACGTCGGACGAGAACAGGACATCGTCTTCGGCTGGGATCATGATGACACGATAGTTCCAAGTCATGGGTCGGGTCTCCTTGGGGGGTGCTGTGTGCATTAGGAAGTAGTTAAATCTGAAGGGAAGCATGGGGTTTCTCCGTTAGCTGGCCAAATATGCCATAGGCGTGTGACGATTTATAGATAGCATGATAGATATTTACTTATTTTTACTAAGTCATTGATATTTCAACAGATATTATACATATTTAAATATACGCCTTAGAGAGAGATATACCCATTATATAAGATACATATAGATAGATAGATAGACTATAGCACCCTGAGAGAGACATAATACTCTTCTATTTATATCTATATATATTTATATATCTATATATTATATAGAACTATTAGGCAGTAAAATCAAGGACTTAGCTCATCGCGTTTACAAAACGGTTTAAAGATATGCACAAATATGTAAACTATCTAAACTGACAGGTATCGCCAATGCCGTGTTTCGTGTACAACCTGTCAGAACAGGAGAATGTAAATGGCGAAACGCGGACCACCACGGTTGATGAATGATGCGATGAAGGCTTATGTCTGTGAGCAGATCGCGATTGGGCGTTCGGCGACTGACATCTGCGCGGATGCGGAGGTGGGGCTTGATTACCGCACCATGAACCGTGAACTACATCGAGATCCGTATTTTATGTCAGAATACGCCCGTGCGCGTGAATTAAGCATCGAGCCGCGCGTCGAGGAGAACGAGGCGATCCTGCGCGGCATTGGCGAGTGGAAAGACGTTGCATGGGATATCCGCAAGGAACTGGTGAACGAGCGCCGGTGGCAGGCGATTCGCTTGGCCCGGTTCCGGTATGGCGAAAAGATCGACGTCAACGCCAACATCAAGGTGGTCGAAGGCCGCGTGATCGAGGCGGAGGCTTTGGACATGGATCAGCTTCTGGCGGTGCGGGAAGCTCTGGTAGCAGCAATCGAGGGGCCAGATGAAGACGAAATGGAAGATTAATTGGGTCGGCCTCGGCTGGCGCACATGGTGGCGGAAGAATGCATACTCTGATCGTTGGCAGGATATTCAATATTGGCGCTTCGGGCCAATCAGGATTGAAAAGTGGATAGAAAAGGAGAATAACGATGTATAAACGCGCAGAGCAATTGTATGCCCTTTGGCATAAGCAGGCATATCCAACATTGAAGCTAATGTGGGATCGTGAGCCTGAAGGACATCGCCGCGGCTGGTATGATGTGGCCGCTGCTGAGGCTGCACTGATCGATCAGGTCGAGAACCGCTATTCGATTGAAGAAGATCGTCTGAAGACCGAGATGGCCACGATGGTCAAGCGCAAGCATTACAACGACGCGATCAAGAGCCTCGCAACCTGCCAGCAGCAGATCGAGACGCTGGTTGTGGAGCTTCGCAAGCACGATCCTGACAGCGCGATTGCACACGATGCGGCCATCGTCATGGACCTGATCGAAGCCATGATCGTGCTTAACCCCGACATGCAGACTGAGGACTGGAAGGCTGATCAGAAGGTCAAGCAGGACAAGCGTGACGCCGAGTATCGTGTTGCCGAGGAGAAGCGCCGCGCCGTTGTGCAGGCAGCAATGTGGAGCGACGGCTGGGAGATGGCAGACAAAGTAGCCCAATCATTCAGCGAACGGTACAAGTGGACCAAGGACAATGTCGGAGGCGCTGTCGGCAAGGACTACAAGCCATGAAACGCGCCATCTCACACATCAACGCATTTAACGAGTGGCTGGCGCGACATACTGTCACAGCCATGTCGTCGATGGCTTGCGTCTATGCGTTCACCGTCTGGTCGCTGTTGCCGACGCTCGACAAGGGCTGGGAGCAGATCGTCTTCTATGTCAGCGGGGGAGTTATTCAGCTCGTGGCATTACCCTTGATCATGGTGGGCCAGCGGCTCGAAGGAAAAGATAACGACCGGCGCTCGAAGCAGGATCACGAGATGCTAAAGCGGATCCTAAAGCACTTAGAGGATGGAAGATCATGATCAGCCTCTTGACCGCTCAAACCATCGACCGTGCGATCACGCTGTATTCGGTGTTCAACCAGCACCAAAGCCCAGCGATCCCGTACGAGATTCTCACACGAGAGCAGAAGCGGGGCTGGGAAGCTGTCGCCGATTTCATGGCCGCAGACCGTGCCGAGATCGGAATGATGGAAGACATCAACACCACGCTCCGTGACCGGCTGTGGGCCATCATGCAGCAATGCGCCGACCAGCTCGGCGTTGACATCGAAGTGGATCGCTACTGATGATTACGCACGAGGAATTGACCCAAAAGCTGTATGAGGCCTATCGGGCGCAGGTATTACGAGAGAGAGATTTTACATTGCTTGAATGGGATGAGCGAGATCTTATTTACAAACGAATTTGGTCTGCCGTGGCCGACGCGGCATGGGAGCATGTCGAGGGCGAAAACGCGATCTGGGCGGAGGAATCATCCCGCCGCTCCGAAGACCTAGCCGAACTGCTTGTCGAGTTCATCAACCGCGCGGAGGTATTGATCGGGTGACCTTCATGATGCTCGACGGCCAGAAGATCAACCTTGACGCCTCGCGGTTCGCTGTCGAGAAGCGCATGTGCGAACTCTCGTTCGTCGAGTACATCAAGCAGGCTTGGCACGTCATCGAGCCCGGCCAAGAGTACAAGCACAACTGGCACATCGATGCCATTGCAGATCACCTGACCGCCATCACCAACGAGATGATGATCGACGATGAGCGTTACTATGCCCGTTTACTGATCAACGTCCCGCCGGGCGCGATGAAGTCCCTGCTTTGCAACGTGCTGTGGCCCTCGTGGGAATGGGGGCCGCGTGACATGGCCTACCTGCGCTATGTCTGCGCCTCCCACAATGTGGACCTCGCCATCCGCGACAGCACCAAGATGCGGCGGCTGATCCAGTCCGAATGGTATCAGGTCCGCTGGGGCAACCGCGTGACGCTGACCGGCGACCAGAACGCCAAGACCAAGTTCGAAACCACGGCCAGCGGCTTCCGGCAGGCCATCGCCATGACCTCAATCACCGGATCGCGCGGCGACCGCGTTATCATCGATGACCCGCATAGCGTCAACAGCGCCAACTCCGAGGCCGAGCGCCAGACGGTCACCGAGACCTTCGAACGCGCCATCCCCACCCGACTCAACAATCCCGACAAGTCGGCCATCGTGGTGATCATGCAGCGCCTGCACGAAGAAGACGTGTCCGGCATCATCATCGAGAAGCAGATGGGCTATGACCACATCATGATCCCGATGGAGTACGACCCCGACCGCGCGGCACCCACGATGCTGGGATGGCAGGATCCCCGCACCGTCAAAGGGGAGCTGATGTTTCCGAACCGGTTCCCCAAGTTCGTGGTGGAACGCGACAAGAAGATCATGGGCACCTATGCCGCGTCCGGCCAGTTCCAGCAGCAGCCGACACCGGAAGATGGCGGTATCATCAAGCGGAAGCACTGGCAGTTGTGGGACGACCCCAAGTTCCCGCCGTTCGATTACATCATCGGATCGCTGGACACCGCCTACACCCAGAAGACCGAGAACGATCCATCGGCCATGACCGTCTGGGGCATCTGGACGGATGACCCCAAGACCCATGCCACTCGCATGCTGGGCAAGAACGGCTACCACATTGTACGTACATACGACGAGAAGGAAGTTCCGCCTCGGATCATGCTGATCCATGCTTGGCAGGAACACCTCGAGATGCCCGACCTGATAGCCAAGGTCAGCGAAAGCTGCCAGAAGTGGAAGGTGTCCAAGCTTCTCATCGAAAACAAGTCTGTGGGCATGCCAGTTGCCAGAGAGCTAAGAAGGATGTATGCAGGGAGGGATTTCGGCGTCCAACTCGAAGACCCCGGCTCTATCGACAAGATGGCCCGTCTCTATTCGGTGCAACATCTGTTCGAGGAAGGGTTGGTCTACTGCCCCGACAAGGCATGGGCGGATGAGGTGATCAGCCAGTGCATGCGCTTCCCGAAAGCCAAGCACGACGATTTAGTAGATACAGTTTCGATGGCTATGCGCTACTTGCGCCGTTCTGGGTTCATCCTCAGGACAGACGAGGTGGTACAGGCATACGATGATGCCCGTCAGCACGATGGGCGTCCACCGGAACCACTTTACGGGGTGTGACATGGACGTTTGTTACGGGCTGAAGGTGCAAAAGGATGTCTGGATTGCCAGAAACCGCGAGATCAAGGGCGAAGGCATGAAGTCTCACCGGTGGACGCGTCAAATTATTGACGCCGAGAAGTTCAACAGCGCCGAAAGCGCCCAAGCCTACGCCGATGGATATGGTTTGCTGGGCTGCAAGCCTGCGGTTATCCCGCCTTCAAACCTGCCCACCGCCCCCGAAGGCGGCACTCCAGTAGCCGTTGCGGCATAGGATGATCATGGAAGACTTCGAGATTGAAATTCAGGAAGACGCGCCGACCACGGAGATGGACGAGCATGGCAACATCATGTCCATCCAGCTTCCTGACGGCTCCATAGAGTTTACGATGGACGGGTCGCCGCTAGAAAAGGCTGAGAAGCCAACGCGCGAAGGCTGGTTCGACAACATCGTCGAGGATATCTCGAAGGACGAGCTGACCCGCATCGCCGAAGAACTGATGAAGGGTATCGAGGGTGATCTTAAGTCGCGTCAAGAATGGATTGAGGACCGCGCTCAGGGCATTAAGCTTCTGGGCCTCAAGGTTGAAATTCCGGGCCTCGCCGGAGCCGCTGACGGAGCGCCCGTTGAGGGTATGTCCCGCGTTCGGCACCCGCTCCTGCTCGAGGCGGTGCTACGCTTTCAAGCCAATGCCCGGTCGGAGCTATTGCCTACGGATGGCCCCGTAAAAATCCGTGAGGACAACAACAACGCGAACGATGCTTCCGACGAGTTGGCCAATGACCTTGAGAACGACCTCAACCATTACCTCACGGCCACTGCCCGAGAGTATTACCCTGATACCGACCGAATGCTCCTCATGTTGGGCTTTGGCGGGACGGCGTTCAAGAAGGTATATTTCTGTCCCCTTCGCAACCGTCCAGTTAGCGAAAGCATCGACGCCGACGACCTCATCGTCAACAACAGCGCCACCGACCTCTACAACTCGACACGCGTAACCCATCGCATCTACATGAAGCCATCGACCGTCAAGCGGATGCAAATCCTTGGCGTTTACAGCGATGTGGAATTGTCGAACGCGAAGCAGGCCAAGCTCGACGCCGCGCAGCGCGAGAAGAAGGCGCAGCAGGGCATCAGCGAGAACGAGAACGATCCCGAGGATCGTGACCGCGAAATCTACGAGTGCTACTGCGAATTGGAAATTGCAGCATTTGAGCATCGCCGCAACGGCAAGCAAACCGGTCTGGAGATCCCCTACCGCGTGACCATCGACGTGTCGTCGCGAGAAATTCTAAGCATTGTCAGGAATTATGATGAGGATACCAAGGATTTGCCGGAGCCTCGGCAGACGTTTGTTAAGTACACCTTCATACCGGGGCTGGGGTTTTATGATCTGGGTCTCCTGCACATCTTAGGCAACACGACCAATGCATTGACCGCCGCATGGCGCGAAATGCTTGATGCTGGCATGTACGCCAACTTCCCCGGCTTCCTGTATTCCGATGCGGGTGCGCGGCAGAATACCAACATCTTCCGCATTCCTCCCGGCGGTGGTGCCTTGATCAAGACCGGTGGCGCTCCGATCTCGGATGCCGTCATGCCGCTTCCGTATAAGGATGTCGGCCCCGGCTTGATGACCCTTGTGGATAGCATCAATACCACCGGCATGCGTGTCGGCGGCACCGCCGAGCAGGCTGTCGGCGAGGGCAAGCAAGACGCGCCGGTGGGCACCACGATTGCGCTGATCGATCAAGCAACCAAGGTTTTGAATGCCGTTCACAAGCGCATGCATACCGCGCAGTCGGAAGAGTTTGAGCTGCTGGTCCGCTGCTTCCGCGAAAACCCTGATTCGTTTTGGCAGCAAAACAAGCGCCCAGCTCGTCAGTGGGACGAGGAGACTTTCCTCCGCGCTATTGATCAAGTGGATCTCGTGCCACAGGCTGACCCGAATACGGCCAGCCAGACACAGCGCCTGATGAAGGTGATGGCGTTGAAGCAGCTGCAGGCTACAAACCCAGCGATGTACGACCCGATTGCTGTCGATCGTATGGCGCTGCAGGCTATCGGATGGTCTAATCCTGAGCAGTTCATGGTACCTCCAGAGGCTATGGGTCAGCAAAGCAACCCCGAGGCGCAGGCCAAGATGGCCGAGCTGCAGATCAAAAAGCAGGACAGCGATACCAAACTCATGCTGGCCAAGGGCAAGGTTGCGCTTGATGGTGCGCAACTGCACATGGACAACAACAAGGCCTCGCTGGAAGCCCACAAGACATTCGGCCAAGGCGGCGTTGTGCCACCCGCTGAGAAGAGCGACCATGAGAAGCGCGTCGATGGCATCGACCTTATCATCAAGGAAAAGCTGGCCGACGCCAAGATCGCCGAGACCAAGATCAAGGCGGCGGAACTGGCCCAGAAAGCCAAGAACGACCAAGTGACAGCCGCTTTGAAGCAAGAAGACATCGTGGCAAAGGAACGCATCCAGATGATTGATCTGGCGCAAAACATCGCGGTGCACCCTGAAAGTGATCCGCAAGTGCATCAGCTGCTTGGCAACGTGATCCCGGCAATCACTGGAGGCAAGTGATGGGACCACTGGAGCTTGCCAAGAGTGTGAAGCCCATCCCCGTCGGTGATCCGCGCCGAGATGCCAATCTGGCCAAGCACATGAAGGGCAACGATCCTATGGTGCCGCATGTCATGTATCATGGCACGGCATTTCCCAACATTGATAAGTTTTCAGGCTACCGTGGGTCGGCGGGACATTTTGCTTTTGATCCAAAGTTTGCTCATGATTGGGCAAGATCATCCCATGGAAGCGCAGAATTAGATGAGGAGGATTGGGGGAGCGAAAAAGGTACGCATCTTCCTCAAATCTACCCTGTTCATCTATCTGCAAAGCGGTTGTTCAACGCCGCTAACCCAGAGCATGCAAAAGCTATTGGAGCTGAGCCAAGCAAAGTGTGGGATTACAATGACTTAGAACATCATATCCCAGACATGAAAAAGGCAGGATTCGATTCGTATATTGACTACGAGCATGGTGTTCGAAGCCCTGAAGGGCCAACAGGCATTGCCGTTTTCCATCCTCATCAGGTCAAATCCGCTACGGGCAACAACGGCAATTTTAACCCGTCGAACCCCGACATTACCAAGGCTGACGGCGGCGACGTTGAAGGTTACGGCGAAGGCGGGTTTATCCCACACGGTGATCCACGGCGTGATGAGAATTTGGCGCGGCACATGGCTGGAAGCCAAACTCCGCCCGTGCTTTATCATGGAACGCATGGTGATATTAAACAGTTTAAACGCACCAAAGGGGCGCATTTTGGGTTTCATTTTGGCGATATTGAAGCAGCTAATAATCGTCTTGAAGACTTGGCTGATAAGCACCCTTGGAATAGCGAAGACCTTAAAGAACGCGATAAAATTTCAACGGGACATTTTAACAATTTAAAAGCATTTGAGGAAACCTTGCGTCGTAAAAACGCGGAGGTTCCTCATCATGAGTTAACTTCTGCTTTAGAAAAGGGTGAAGATATTGGCCCTATTTTTAAAAAATACGAATATTCTCCAACAGAACAAGAAGCTTCTCAGTTAGCTAATCTTCATCATGCGTACAAATCTTCACAGTTTCCAATTGTGAAAACTGGTGAAGGATCAAACATTGGAGCTTACCATGTGGCAATTAAAAATCCATTGCGGATGAATGATGTTGGCGATTGGGGTTCTTTAAAAAAGATCAAAAGTGCATTGCCGTTTGATTCTGATGCCAAAAGTCATGGTGACTTAATCAATGAGCTAAATTCCCGTGGGTATGATGGTGTTGTTTACTCAAACCGCGTTGAAAATCCAGTTATGAAGACGAATAGCTACATTGCCTTCCACCCACACCAGATTAAATCCGCTACGGGCAACAACGGCAATTTTAACCCGCGCAGCCCCGACATTAATAAAGCGGGGGGTGGCGGCACTGTCCGTCGCGCATATATGAAGGGTGGCAAAGTAGAGGGCAGTATTTGGCACGGTAAAGACGCAAATGTTGAATATGGAGAGCCAACCAATTCAGCAATTGTCCAGCATGTGCTGGCCAAGATCGCCGCACCGTTGCCTGCGTCGGTTCCCCCTTTAGGCAACGTGACGGGACGCCGTCAATAAACACTCTGGAGTAATTACTATGGACGAATACAAAAAAGACGACCGTGGCCGGTCGAAGGCCCAGCGCCTTACGCAGACCGACCCACAGGAAAAGGTGGACAGCTCGACGTGGACGCCTTCTGCACCTGAAAATGCAGGTGTGAAGACCGGCGCACGTCCGCTTACCAAGCGCCTGTATAAAAAGGGTGGCAAAGTCATCGGCGCAGACGCCATGAAACGCGCCGACCGCAAGCCCCGCAAGGCCGGTGGCCGTGCGCTGACCGCTGATACCCTGATCAACCGCAACGTCCGCGAAGCCAACGAAGATCGCGAAGGCATTAAGCATGACGGCGCATTCAAGAAGGGTGGCAAGGCGCATAAAGCGGATGGCGGTTCTATGTTGTCCCCTTATGGTGAAAAAGTAAAACGGCTTGCAGAAATTAAAAAATTGCAATTGCAATCAAACCCAAAAACCACAGATAAAAATCAATGGGGCGATTGGCATCAAGAACGTTCTCGGTTGGAATCCGATCTTATGGATTCTAGCAGGCGTTTAGGTCCAACACGCAAATCAGGTGGCAAAATCCACAAGCTCGGCGGCGGCATGATTGGCAACAATCCTGTTTCCGATCAAAACATGGCTATGGGCAAGGCTGCCGGTCCTATGAAGAAGGGTGGCAAGATTAAGCACCCAGACGTCGCCGAAGACAAAGCGCTGATCAAGCGCATGGTCAAGCCTGAGGCCCGTACCGGTCGCAAGTCCGGCGGTGAAGCCATGCATCACAAGGATTGCACCTGCCATATGTGCAGCGGCGGTCGCACGATGAAGTATGCAGGTGGCGGCATCTTCTCTGGTAACAGCAAGGAAAAAGTCCCCGGCGCTGTTGGCGGACGTCATGCCCGTGCAGCAGGCGGCGGATTTAGCGATGCATTCAAGGCAGGCCGTGCAGCAATGTTGGCCGGTGGCCCAAAGACGTTTGAGTACAACGGCAAGATGTACAACACCGATTTGGCACCTGCTGCAAAGTCTGCTGGGCGTGGCAATAGTCCAACTGCTGGCAATTTCCGTGATGCTATGCCTCCAATGGGTCCGCAAGAACGCATTGTCGGCACCGAGTTGGCTCCTCCACAGCCTGTAGACGCGTCCGGCGGTTGGAATGCGTCTGAAGCTGCTCGTATGGGTCAGGCCAATAGCATTCTTGCTGCACATCCAGAAATGCAACGTGGCCCAATCGACGCAAAACTTAACCCTAACGGTTATTATTCACCTGCTCCTGAGCCAACTGGTTATGGCGCATTGGATAAAGAGGCTGGGGATTTTGGTAGCTGGTTGTACAACACCATGCGTAATGCTGATAATCCGGCTGGCCAAAAGAACGGCGGTCGCGCAGGCCACAAGGCAGGCGGTCGTACCAAGGGCACCACGACGATCAACATCGTGATGGCCCCGCGTGGCGGTCAAGATCAGGCTAACATGCCCAATGCTCCCGTGATGCCACCAAAGCCTCCTATGGGCGTTCCTGTGCCACCTCCACAGATGGCAGGCGGCGCACCTCCTATGGGCGGTATGCCTCCGCAGATGCCTCCGCAGATGCCCCGCGCTACTGGTGGTCGTACCCGCAAAATGGTCGGTGGTTCGTTGGGCAATGCCGGTGGGATGCAGCCAATGCAGCAGCAGCCAATGATGGGCCAGCCAATGATGCAGCAGCCTATGGGTTACCCAATGCCTCGCAAGTCTGGTGGCCGTACCGGCTATCCGATTGATAGCGGCGCAGGCGGCGGGAATGCACGGCTCGAAAAGATCGATGCCTACGGCCTAAAGCCACGCGGCAAATAAGTTTCTCTGGGCGGGGTTCGCAACCGCCCGGATGAGAGAGGACCGGACGCCTTTCCAGCCCCTTGGGGCGTCCGG